ACAGCAGTTAGCCTTAGTAAAAGCGGATGAAGTAATAGATTTGAGGATTGAGAAATGATAATCGAAGAAACGATCTTCCGTAAGAAGCCGATCTTAGTGATTAAAGATGATGAGGGAAAGAGGATCATTTTTAGCGCAGGGTTAAATAAGTGCAAGACCATACTTGAAAACATAGAAGCGGTAAAGGCGTTTGTTGATAAATATAATCCGGCAGATGCAGGTTAATAACCTGGCAAATCTATTTAGGCAATAGATAGCGTGTCGCCCTAAACCTCTGCCTGATTATGATATTATATATAATAATATCCGTTATTAGTAAGGTCGAAAAACTAATTAGTCTTAGCAGTGTATCGTCAATAGGGGCAGAACTTAAGTAGGAGCTTATATAATAATATAATGAAACCCAAACTGAAAGAAGTAATAAAAAGACTTCCAGAATGTAATTATAATGTTTCAGAAGCCGGTAGAAGGGTAGGTTATTCTGAAAGTTATGCGAATACATTACTTCATAAAACTATTAGAAAGTATATAAATTGTAATGAAGATGAAGTTAAGGCAGAGTTTATATTAGGGTTAGATAAAGATATAAAAAGATTTAAGCGAGAAAAAGATAATACTTCTTATATGCGTGCTAAAGAATTAAAGTCTCGTATTCTTGCTTTGCCTATTGATAAATCAGAAGTAAAGAATGTTAATCCTGATAAGATCGTCATAGCTTATGGCACACAGAAGAATAATAGTCCGGATATACCACAAGATGTTGTGGATAAGTAAATCAATAAAAGATGCTCGTCGCTGTCAAGTTAACATTACTGGTATTATAGGAAGTTGTAAGGTAATAGATGAGACAACCTGCATTCAATGATAAGCCTGTATGGTTTGATGAAATAAAGAGATTGCAACAAGAGATTGAAAAAGATCGTGAGAAGGAAAGACGAAAGAGGAATAGGGGTCGGGGATGGACGAGAGGGGGCATGCAATATATATACTCCACTCCATAGACAGTAGATACAATTTTCAAAATTAGTTCTTTGACAATTTAATATTGACAATATGGGGATATGTGTTATAATTTATTTATGAACACAAGACCCTTTTGTGAGGTTAAGGATTGTCAAAGTTTGGTTAAAATAAAAAAACATTGTGGTTATGGTAGAATTTATTATCGTAAGCTCTGCCATAAACATTATCAACTAAAGTATCAAACCCCCTATAAGAAGAAATGTTCTTTATGTGATAAAGAATTCCAGACTTATGATAACAGGCAAAAATTTTGTTCTCGTTCCTGTGCTTCTCTATTAAAAGGACGGGGCAAGCTAAGGTTAAAAGATTTGAAAGCAAGTTGTGAAATATGCAAAATCTCCATAAAAGAAACTTTAGTTATTCATCATCTCATAGGGAAAAATAGGGGGCGTAGAGAAAATGGTAATCCCAGAATGATTTTATGTTCTAATTGCCATTTAATTTTACATAGCATTATTGGAGTAATATTTAATATTGTTTCTAAAGAGGAAACTATTAAAAAAATTAAAGAATTTTATAGGGATAGGGGTTGGACAATAAAAGAGTAATATACATACTCCTCCCCACAAACTTCAACTTCAATTTTGAAAATGTTATCTACCATAATTAACTTTTCACGTCAGGCTACAAAATATTTTCCACTCACTAAAAAGATTGGTTACTATCTTCTCCTTAGTTTTTATCTGTTCATTTATAAAGTATTCGGTTTACGGGTAATGTATAAGTTATTATTCAACCAGGAATATTTACCTACAATCGGAATCATCGGCTGTGGAACAATGGGTTCAGCAATAGCAAAAGGATTAGCAGGAAAACACCCTTTGGTTCTTTATGATATTGATCCTGAAAAGTCTAAAAAACTAAAAGATACTTTGGTTGAACAACTTAAAAACTTTGATTATTCAGTATGAGCCTGCTCTATCTGCTTTTTATCCGTAACTTAGGGTTCTTTCGTTTTGGCAGATTCATTGACTTATTACAAACAGATTTAATAGTTGTTCTTTTACTTGGTATCTTGATCCTGGAATGGAAACGCTGGATAAGGGAGAGATGAGTTGCCTGACTGGAAAACCGTTCTCTTTAAACAATGTGAGCAAGCTTACTACAAAGGCGGAGAAGTCAAGGTTGTTTTTATCCGGCGTCAGAATAAGGTTATACCGATTATTAACAGTTACATAGATAACCAGGTTAAATGCGATGAAGAAACGATTGTTAATGAAGAAGATTAAATGTGATGAGTGTTATAATAAATGTGAATGGTGGCATCCTCTCATAGGGATACCATTACTTATTGGATTTATTATTTGGGTTATTATTGAATTTAATTAAATAACTTAGCCCTTCGGTCGAATACTAAGAAGGCACTTTATTAAACCTACCCAGAAGCGTTGACGCAATAAGGGTTAGAAAACGGTTTGGTAAGTGCCTTTTTTATTTATGAAAACTAAACTTATAACCTTACTTCCCCCACATCCCCTGCAAGCGGAGATAGAAAATGATCCGCACAGATTCAGGGTCTTAGCTTGTGGTCGCAGGTGGGGAAAGACTGTTATGGCTATGCGTGAGGCATTCCAGATTATGCTTCGCCGGTATAGCGCAAGCGGTAAGAAACAGCGTGGCTGGGTAGTTAGCCCGACTTTTCCTTTGGTCAAGGAAGATTGGCTTATTGCCGAGGAAGTGCTTAAGGACGCTATTATTAACAAGAAACAAACTGAAATGAAGATGGTTTTTGATATAGGATTTTTGGAATTTAAGTCAGCCGAACGTGAAGATGAGGGGCTTCGTGGAGCAGGGCTTGATTTTGCGGTAATTGACGAGGCAAGCCGGGTGTCCAGGAAGTCCTGGGAACAAGGCATAAGGCCGGCATTAGCCGATAAACTTGGGCTTGGTATATTCATATCTACCCCTAAAGGGCGTAATTGGTTCTATGAAATGTATATCAAGGGGCAAAGTGGAGCAAAGGATATTAAATCCTGGCAACACCCGACATATTCAAATCCGTTCTTTCCCAAAGAGGAATGGGAAGTGATTAAGGTTACTACACCTGAAATGATTTTGCGGCAGGAGTATATGGCGGATTTCTTGGAAGATGAGGCAACAGTATTTAAAAATTTAAGTAGGTGCTTAAAAGGGGATTTAGAGGTTTCCCAGGCGAAAGAATTTTACACTATCGGAATTGACTTAGGCAAGACGGAGGATTTTACGGTTGTTACCGTAATGAAGAACTCCACTAAGCAACTTGTGGATATTTACCGGGAAAACAGGCTTGATTGGACAGTGCAAAAAGACTTGATTAAGGGGATCATAAGCCGTTATCCGAAACACTTGGCGGTTATAGACTCAACAGGTCTTGGTGATCCAATAGCTGATGACTTGCGGCGTTTCGGGATAAACATTAAAGACTATAAGTTTACCAATAAATCAAAAGAGGCGCTTGTGGAACAGTTGGTTATTGCCATAGAGCAGGGTTTGATTGGCATTCCACAGGTGGCGCAGACACAGTTTTTAATTGATGAAATTCGTTCTTTTAATTATGAGATTCTTCCTTCTGGTCGTGTAAGGTATTCTGCGCCCGAAGGTTTGCACGATGACGGGGTGGTATCTTTGGCTTTAGCGGTTATGGGGCTGGCCCCGATTCTTTATGAACAACCCAAAGCACAACAGGGTGAAAAGAAATGGGGAACGGCTGATGATTGGGATGCGCTTTATAAGAGTATCGATCGTGAACAAAGGAATAATCCATTTTTAGACAGGACACAGGCGGTGAACCGGATTAAAGCAAGGCAATGGAATAGGTTTTTAGGGAGACAATATGCCAACAGATAATTTAAAAGTTTGGAAAGGTAGAATTGAACGGGCTTATGGTTTACAAAAGCAACAGCATTCTATCTGGAAAGATAGTATTGATCTTTATAACTGTGTTTTCTTCAACCGGATTTATGGCGGCCTTGATCCCGAAAGAGTGGATGTAAATTTTTCTAATTGGTATGTGGATAATCTTGTCCCCCTTGTTTATTTTAGGGACCCGTTTATTTTTGTGCGTGCGGAACATAATAACTATTCGGAATTTTCGCAGACTATGGAACAGGTGATAAATATTTACTGGCGAAAACTTCTGATGAAACAACAATTCAAGCGGGTGATTAAATCATCTTTGCTTATGCCTCCGGGGTGGATCAAGACAGGATATACCGCCAAGATAGGGCAGGATATTGCCAAGCTTGAAGAAGCTGAACAGAAAACATTGCTTCAGGAAATTAAAGGTGCGATCACCGGAATATTTAAAGAGAAAAAGGAAAAGACCCCCGAAGAACAGGGTGTATTAAATCAGTATATTGAAGAAGAAAGTATCTTCGCTAACTGGATACCCTCCTGGAATATGCTTATGCCGGAAGGCTACCAGTTAGTAGAAAATATGCCTTACTTAATTGAGATTGAGGATATACCGAAAATAGATTTTCTGGCTAATCCTTCATACAAAAATAAGGAAAATATCAAACCTTCAAGGGAGATTAAAACCGGAAGTTATAACTCTTCTAATATGCACAAGCCAGGATACCAGAATATTGGAGGAACAGATAGCGAAACCGATATTATCCGGCTTTTTCATATCCAGGATAGGCGCAACCGCAAGAATTTAACAATATCTATGGAATCACAAGAACCGCATTTTGAGGGTGATTGGTGGAGCGCAAAAGACGGTTTTGATTATGAGCCTTTGATATTTGATGAGACTTTACCTACTCTTGAAAAGTCTAATCCTTATCCTCCTAATGTTTTAATCCCTATCCTTCCGCAAATTATTGAACAATCACAATCACGGACGCAAATGGTCAAGTGGCGCAAGCGTGCCTCTGCGATTATCCTGGCTCAACGCGGGCTTGCTACCGAAGAAGATATGAGACAGTTAGAGGAAACTGATGTTGTGCAGTTAATACAGGTTTCCAATATTGCGGCTTTCCAGATGAGTCAAATATCAAATTTGCCTACCCAGGTATTTGATGTTGATGCCCTTATTAAGCAGGATTTGCAAATGGGAACGAATATGGGGCAAATGATGTTCCAAGCGCAGGCTGGTCAACGCACCGCAACACAGGCACAGATAGGTCAATCCGGTTTGCAGTTAAAGGCTTCGGCAAGGGTTGATGTGGTTGAGGATTTTACAGTTAAAGTAGCTAAAAAAATTGCTTATCTATTATGGAATTTTTACGACAGGAAAAAAATATCAGAGATTATCGGTGAGACAGCAACTCCTAATATGTGGCCTGATTTGCCGGATAATCCAAAAGAACGTATGCGGATGATACACTCGGAAATGCAATTTCGTATTGACGCTGGGGCTACCGCACCGCCCAAAGATGAAACTGTTGAAAGGAAACAATGGCTTGATGCTATGTCTATTATTTCAACTATCGCCCCTGAAAGATTGAATAAGGAAGAAGCGGTTAAGTCTATCGTCAAGACTTTCAAGTATATCAAGGATATAAACAAAATAGTGATTAGTAATGACGAAGGTGAAATGCAGACTGCTATGCAGGAAAATCAATATATGCTTCAAGGTATGCCGCAGGCAGTATCTCCTAATGAAAATCATCAGATACATATTCAGGTGCATTCACAGTCGGCGGGCAATGAAATTGTTGACGCCCATATTTTAGAACACGCTAAGTTTATGGGTTTGCCACTTAAATCTGGTGTAGGTAGCACTCCGCAGGAAGGGGATATTAGACCGCCGATGAAATCAAGTAATCCTGAAATCGTAAGGCAGGGAAATACGAGAGAAGGAGACATCTATCAATCAACACAAAATGCAGGGGTCGGATCAGGTCAAGAAGCAATATAAAAGGAGGAAGTGATGGCAAAGAAAAGTGGATCAAAGAAAGAATCGTTAGAAGTTTATGTTAGCCCATCTTGGAAATTGCAGAGAGAAGGTAATGCGGTAAAATTTATTGCTCCAGTATGTTTGCCTTATAAAA